AACGCCCGTGCTTTCATTGACGGTCGGAACGGACGTGCCGTTCGACAGACCGACAATCCACGTGACGGTGATGTCGTTTTCGTCGAGATAGATCAGATCGCGATGCGAGACTTTCGAATCGTCGAAGTCCAGGTTCACGGTGATCGCTTGCGGCGACGCCATGCCGGGACCGAATTCCATTTCCGTCGAGTCGAGACACGTTTCGTCAATCTGACTCTTGTTGCCGCCCAAGCCCGAAAAGCCTTTCGGACATCCGAGCTTCACCAGTTCGAAACCGTGCGAATCAGGGAAGACAAACCAAACCTCTGTGCCCTTCGTTTTGATAGACATACTCTTAACCTCGTTACGTGTTACAGGCCGGAAAGGGTCCGGTTGCCATCGCGAACGCCTCGCGAGTTAGTCGCGCGTATCGTGCGCGAGCCGCCGGATTGAAACCCTACTGAATTGGGCATTGACCGGAGGCGTGACCGCTGCAGCAGTTCGGCCCCTAGATGCATGCACCCGCACTTCACCACGGTTGCAGCACTAACGATTGACGACGTATTCAACATCTACGACCCATTGATACAAGCGGGTTATCTCACGTCCGCTTTGCAATAAGAGATCATTGCGAACCTCGCCTTGCGCGGCGTTGTCGATGGCATCTGTAACAGCGTCGCGGATCGCGCGCGCTTTCTTCTTCGTGCTCGCAAAAATGTCTATCTGAATTCGAACGGTCTTCGATTCGGCCGGCTGCGAGAGATTCGCGCTTCGAATCCCGTCAACAGACCAATGGCATACGTATGGCGCGATAGTTCCTTGCGGCGCATCTTCCGAAAAAATCCTGTCAGCCACAAGCGCGACGAGCGTCGGCGATGCGGTGAGTTCTTTCTGCGGATCGGGATCGAACATCGATCAGCCCCTTTCGAAACACGTCAACGCGCTGTTCGGCGTCATGTTGACGATTCTAACGCCTTTCCGCTTCGCCCATTTCCCGATCTCTTTCCATTGCTTCGCGAAGACCGCGAAACGTTTTTCGTCCGGGTTGCGCAACGGCGGCGGGTGATCCGGATGGAAGTGTCCGCCCTGATTGTCGACGCCGTGCAATTCGATTTCGATCGCGCCGAAGAAATCGATCGCGACGACAGTCGCCAATACGGCAGAAGATGTCTGATCGTTGATCAGACCGTTCGCGCACCGTTCCGTGCCGGGGATGCGATTGGTCGAGAACTTGCGCCCAGCGAACGCCATCGCTTCGGGATAGCGGTTCCAGAACTTCACGTCGTTCGCAGCGAGCGCTAATGCCCACGGCGCTAGGCGAAAGGAGTTGTTGACCGCAATGCAACTAAGGCCGCGCAGAGAATCGACCAAACGCTGCGACATGCTCGGCCCAGTGGCCAGAATCCTAACCTTCATTGGCTTGCCGTTCCTGACAGACCACACGCCATTCGCGACGCGCGCTCGGATCGGTTTGCGGAATACCCATGATTCCGAAGATATGGCCGTCCCACAAAATGCGATGCTGCGCGAGTAGTCCGGGAAACCAACGAAGCGTGATGCGTGCTGCGATGTCGCCGACGACCTGATCAGCCTGCAGGATTTCGCCGTATCGGCCTGGGCCGGTCAGCACCTTCGCCGGAACGTTATTCAGCATGATCCCGTCGACGATCAGCGTCTGCCAATCGTCTTCGTATTCGCCGCTTGAGTCAGCAACCTGTCCAGCCTTGAACTGGATTTCGACGCGATGGATCAGATCCTGCGGTACAGGCACGTCAGACCCCCATCTTTTGCCGGTATGGCATCAGCTTACTGAAGGCGATTTTCTTCGTGAGGATCGCATCGTTGCCGGTCTGATCGTAGTCAGCCTGCACGAGTAGACAGATGGCCGTCACAACGGACGGAGCGACCGCGTTACTGTCTGAAACCGGATTCGCCGAGCTTTCCGAACTTTGCGGATCGGAGCCTGAGCGCGGCAGCGTGTCGCGGTCCATGTAGCGCATCGCCTCGTCTTCCGCGCCATCGATCAGGCGCTGAATTTTCGGGTCGTCGCTGATCTGCGTCAGGACAAGGAATTCGCGAACTGTTTCGAGGGATACGACGGACATCACATTGTCTCCATATCGGTGCGTGCGCCGCGCCATAGGTCAGCGCCTGGTGTGTTCGAATAATGCTGAAAACAAGGAATTCCTGTCGTGAAGTGCAGAATCTTAGCGCATTCGATCGGCTGGCCTTCGTCGGCGAGGACGTTCCATTCTTTCGGCAGTTCGCCGATGTCGTCGTCGTGAAGAAATCCGAACTGCAGAAACTGCATCGGTTGCGATGCGTAAATGTCACTCGGTAGGATTTCCCAAGACGGATGCGCGCAGTTCACGATCATGACGGATGCCCAGTTCTTTCGAGCGTAATCGTAGTTACTGGTTTCCATCTTCGTGCCGATGTATTTGCGGGGATTCCGTGTTTGGTAATTGTGCTTTACGACCTGAACCGCATAGCGCCGCTCGGCAAGCGATTCGAGTTCCGCTACATCGCTCAGCATCAGCATGTCGGACGCATCGCAGAATATCGCAACGCCGCGAAAGCCTGAGAGGTAGGGGACGAGGAAACGCGACATCGTGAAAGCGTTAGATCCCTTGCCGAGTCCCATCGATGACAACGGGATTATCTGAACTGGCCGCGTGGCGCGCTCGATCACGCTGTGCACGAAGACATGAAATCCGATCGCCTCGCGGCTGTCGTAGCCGCAGAATAATCGGATCGGCGTCATCCGATCATGAACTGTCTGAGAAATCCCCACGCGGCTTCACCCTCTTTCGGTCGATATTGCCAGTGCGCCAGGCTGCGCAGAAATTCTAACCTTTGCGCGCGTGTCGGTGCGAGATTATCGCGATAAAGCGCGTAAGCCGCGCCATCTTCGCAGATGACAGGAACGCCAGCGAGGCAAGCGTCGACGGCAGTATTCGAGTGCGCGCAGACGAGCAGCGATGCTCCGCGTAGTGCTTCCTCGATTGTTCCGCGCGAAAGTGAGCACCCAGGAAGAGTCGGCTCCGGACGTTTCGGACGAAAGACGATCTGTCTGTTTGGGAATTGCCGCCGAAGTCGCGCAAGGGTTTTATGCTCCCATGATTGGCCGGGGATCGACATCGCGGCGCGCTGCTTTCGTCCCAAGCCGCAGAGAATGATGGGGCCATCGGGATCGTAGTCGTCGCGCAGTTCGATTCCGCGTTCGTCGAAACGTGCAGGGTCTTCCGGCTTGATTAGCCGCCACGGGTGAAAGTGATCGATCGTCACGCGCATGCCGCAGCGCAGTTCGCTGCGATCCCAATAGCCCAAGTCCCAGCCGATCAGCCGGCCGCCATTTCTGACGTGCGCAGCGTTGTCCTTCATGCGCCGGATATGACCCAGCCCGTACGTCATGAGGTTTGGACACCAGCCTTCGTAATTGCGCGTCACCTTCGCGCGCACGCCACAATTAACAGCGGTTTCGAGCATGGCGCGGATGATGCGCTCGCCGCGCGCGATGTAATCCGACGCTAGAACGATCTCACAGCGCATTCAGGAATTTCGCGACGTCTGCCGCTGCGTCCGCGACTGAGTAGCGGGAGCGCACGAATCTATCGTGGATGCGCTGGCGGATCGCTCGGTCCTCGAGCACGTCGAATCGCCTGGCGATGTCGCTATGGTGATTCACGAACAATTCTTCACCTGTAGCGCTTTCGAGGTAGCCGCTTTCGGTTTGCCCGACAAACGGTGTTCCGCTCCCGTGCGCGTTCGCAAGCTTGATGTTCGATTTCCAATTGCGCTGTGCGTAGCCTGCGTACCCCGTTCCGCGAACAGCGATCACAATGTCAGCAGCCGTGTAGGCGTGCGCGTTCGTGCTGAATGCCCACTTGCGCCGATCGCATTCGGCTTTGATCCAGTGCGCCCACTCGCCGAGATATTCCGCCGCGCCTTCGTAGTTCACTAGACGAACTTCGTCACGAATCGGGTTGTCGGCTATTCCCGGCCGGAAGTGATGGCGGATCACTGTTTCCTTTCGCCCAACGGTGCAGTCGCAAAGCATGTGTTCATTCGGCCAGATCACGGCGTCTGGGCTGTAAAAACTCATGCGCTCTCGAACCCACGCGACAGCAGCATTGCGCGGCCACGCGGTCACTTCTGGTTGCGGGTAGAAATCGACGCAATCGAAAACCCACGGCTTTTTCGAGGATCGGATATTCGCGAGCAGCAGATCCGGCACACGTTTGACGACGATGATCACGTCATGCGCGCGGCAGTCGTCGGAAGTGGCCATCGCTTTCACCGTCGCTCCGAGCGCTGCGCCGATCTGATTCGCTCGAATTTGCCAGCTGCCCGCATTGCCGCCGCGGCCGGTGATCAGGATTTTCATTTTCTGGTCCCGAATCCTACCGTTTCTGTTCTCGCCATATACGGATGATCGTCTAACTTCGTCGAACGAATCCGATGTGTATCTGCGCGCAGCTGATCGGATGCGAGCATCAGATGCTGCCATTCGATGTTCGGGAAGATCGATCTAACTCCGTGCGGCGTGAGCCTCCAATAATCGTCCGGGTACGCGTGAATTCGCCAGCAGAAGGGAACCGAAACGAAGATCGTCGCGTCCTTAGCCATCAGCAATTCGATGTTATAGGCGAGTAGCCACGGTTTGCGGGAATGCTCAAGCGTCGACATGCATTCGATGTGGTCGAATTTGTTCACGCGATTGTCGATTTTGTCGCGAACGTCTTGAGCGTCTTCAAGGTTGCATACGATGTCGACGCCGTCGCCGGGCAGCATGTCGACTCCGACCGCATCGGGATATCGCTTGCGCCGGTCTTCCTTGTCGCGATAAATCTTCGAACCGACGATCAGCGTTCGACCGGGTTTCGGTTTGACGTAAAGGTCTTGGAAATCTTGAAGACTACTCATTGCAATATTCTCGCTAGGGATTCGCCTGATTCGATTTCAGCCATCGTAGTTTGCGCCCACGCCAGTTCGCGGAGCATGCGCAGCCTATCCGCGTCGGTGTTGTCTTGCGCGCCGATCCATTCGGGCATGTCCGAAAGCACCCTGATTCCCCACATGCACGCCAGCACGGCCGCGCCGCTGCCCCACGTACGGACCACGCCGGCGCGCGCCAGATCGTCGCGCAGCGGAATGCAGGGGCCGATTCCGGGATGTCTGCGAAGACGTCCTCTATGCCGACGCTCCCAATCGATCGGCATCGCGATTCCCGGCGGCCCGATACCGCGTTGCGGTAGCAGGACGGTCTCGCCATTCTCGCGCCACGGCTCCAATGCCACGCCGAGCGAATCCCAGCGCGCAGGCGAGCCGATCGGGAAGCGCCCGCGCTGGTTGTGGTAATTGCGCGTCAACGTCAGCCACGGGCCGCCTACGAAGCCGTTGCCCCATGTCGCATTCTCCGTGACGATCACTTTCGCGCCTGCGCGCTCGAACCGCTGGGCGATGCCGTGACCTTCACGAATGCGATTCCACGTTACCAACGTGTCGGTTTCGCGCGGTTCGGTCGTCGGTTTGTCGAAGACGCTGTACCCGATCGCTTCCAATCCGCAGCGAAACGCGCTGACCCGCGCCGGCATCGATAGGCGAAGCTGCAAAAAGGCGCGTTTCACGCGAGCGCTTCCGCGAGGCTCATGCGCGAGAAGCATTCGAGCGCCGTCTGACGCGTGGCGTTGACGATCGGCACGTCGGTTTCTTTCGCCATCTCGGCGAAGCATTTCCGCCACGCCTTGAAGCGCGATCGAATGGGGTTTCCGATGTGTTCCGGGTGATCGCGATGGAAGTGAATTCGGCCGTTTGTGTCCTGCATGTCGTAGCCGAGCATCGTCACGCGCGCCGCGCCGAAGTGCAGCGCCAGGCCAACGGCCATGAAGCCGCTGTTGCCGCCGCTGCGGATCGTGCCGGGCAGTTGTGAAATGCCACCGCCGGGTTCCGAACGGATGTGATGCAGATGGAAAACGCGCGCGGCTTCAGGACTGCACGTCCACGATTCGAAGTCTCCGCCAGCTTCCTCGCCGTACTGCTTCCAAAAATTCGAGTCCATCGCGAAAACTGCGTCGGCGAATGGCGCGAGGCGGAAGGCGAGGTTGACCGCGATTACTCGGCGGTTTTCCGGGTCGGCGGCCTTCCACGTCTCGACGGCTGCACAGTCGCCGATGGTGAGGCTGGGGCCGCTGGCGATGCAGACGACGTGCGCGCCCCGCCAACGGCCTGAATAGGGTTTGCCTTGTTCTCCGGCGGCTTGCGCATCTTGTTCGGATGAGCAGCTGCCATTTTCACAAGGCGACGTTCGACAAGTTCTGCGGCGCGCGGGGCTGATACATGAAATCGGTCGCCGGGTTTGTAGTTGTCGCAGGGTTCGATTGCGATTACTTCGACTTTCACAGAGTCACCTTGCCATGACTGATGGCGGAATGTACATCGGAATTCCCCAAAAGAAAACGGGGCCAGTTCGAAAACCGGCCCCGCTACCTACTGACGCCGAACCGCGACTACCGGCGCGGCGGCGTATTCGGTTACGCCGTGGAGCTATCTTCCATGACGCCCTTCACGAAGGCTTCCGGACGATATACAGCAAGCGCGAGACGTTCTTCCAAACGCATCGTCGCCATGTTGCGTTCGAAGTTGTCTTTGTTCTCGAACGAAATGGCGAGGTTCGCGTCCTGACGGTCGAAGATCTGCGCGTACTGCTGGAAATCGCCGACGAGGAAGTGACCCGCCGTCATGGCCAACGTCGAAACGACCGGACGGCCCCAGATGGTGCCCGTCGTGGTCTGCTGCGGGTTCGCGATCAGGTAACGGCCCTGCGTATCCTTCAGCAGTTCGATGTTCGCCCAGCCGGTCGGATGCAGAACGATTCCCGTCACATCGGCGAATGCGAGTTCGACCTGAAGCATCGCAATGCGGAGCTTGTCCAGATCCTGTTCGTTGCCTTTGATATGCACGCCTGCGGGCGCAGCGTAAGCCGTCGCCAGCGTATAGACACCGTTCAAGTTCTGACCCGTGCCCGAACCGTTCAGCAACTGATTCTCTTCGACCAGCTTCAGACCGTAGCGCATGCGGTTTTCCACATACGACTGAATGAACGGGACGTCGGAAAGCATCTGCAGAGAAATGTCCAACAGGTGCGCGATCGTCGTCACGTTACCGTGAACGATGTCGAACGTGATGTCGGATTTCGGTTTCAGCGTCCCTTCGGAGACCGGCGCGGCGTTGTTCGTGTAGCCGGTTTCGCGTTGGTAGTAGATCGCAAGGGAGTTCGTGCGACCTTGCGCGAGCAGATCACGCACCATAAGTTTGCGCTGCAACGGCATCAGCGGCGCGGCAAGAATCTGCTGACCGGGATACGTCAAAGCCGCGCCGGTCGCGCCCGATTCGACAAGCGCTTTGCGCGACATCTCGATGCGGACGGAAACATTTTGGCCTGCCTGCATCTGGAGCAACGTGTCTTTCTTGCCTTCCAGCGCGACGGTCAGCGGATTTTCGATGTCGCCGCTGATGCTGCCCATGAACTTTTTGAGTTCCTTCGCGACCTGCTGCTGGATGTCCAGCATTTCGGTTTTGAGCAAACCTTGCGCCGTCAACGCTTCGTCGATCTTGGATTTCAGTTCTTTACTGGAATCCTGATTTTTCGTCGCGTCGTCGAGCAGCCTTTTGCCCTGTTCGCGCACTTCTTCGCTGGATTTTTCGAACTTCAGCGTCGCCGATTTCATCGCTTCAGTGAGCGTGACGAGTTGTTCCTCGGTGACTGCGGCGATCGGGCAGAGGAACATTGCCGCGGCCGGATGCATGAACATGACCGCGATTGCGACAATCGAGAGAACGGTCAGCACGGCATACGTGCTGAAACCTAGGTTACGGAATTTCATTGGTGTGAGTCCTATCGTGAGAGGATTTCGAGCAGCTTGCGCCCCGTTTCGCCAGATTCGCTCGCGGACTCACTCCGTAGCAGTTTCGTCAAACCGCTGCCGGCGATGGCTGCGGATTGAGTTTTCGAAAATCCTGCCTCACGCAAGAGTGCTTCGAATTCTTTCAACGTCGGCAGTGTACCGCCAGCGAGTTTGCATTTCACCTGATCAATTTGCGCCAGCACGTTCATTGGGAATGTGACGATGCTCGCTTCGACCAGATCGACCTTTTTCAACGTTCGGATACCCGTCTTTTCGTCCGTCGACGAATCTTCGATGTAGTAACCGATCGACAGGCCGCTGACGACTTTCGCCTTCATCAAGGCTTGCGCCTGCTTCGCCAGCGGAATTTCGTTCACCATCAGAAAGCCCGATACGCGCAGACCCTTCGCATCTTCGGCGAGATTCGTGTATCCGCCGATCGGCTGGTCTTGGTTGTGCTGCCATAGCGCCGGCATCGGACGACCTGACGTCGCGATGCGCGCGATACTGCCTGCGAACGCACCCGGCGCAACGATGTCGCCGCCAAGGTCCACATTGCCGAAAACGGACGCGTATCCGCTGAAAGTGCCGTCATCGTTGACGGTATCGGCTTTGAAAGCGACGTTTTTACGATGCAAACGGGTCATCTTCGGGAGCTCCGGTGTCGTCTACCGGCGCGGCCGGCGGCGTAGTTGGATCGAAATTTTCAAGAGGGTTGATCATCGCCGCGATCTGTTCGGTCGTCAGCAATGGGAATGCCGCGCTGATCATCGCGCTTGCGGTCTCAGGCGGCAGCGATGCGTTCGCGACAGCGGTCAAAAGCTGCTGCAACGCCATCAACTGCGGGCCATTCAGCGCAGTTAATTGCACATTCGTCTCGGCTTCCGGCGTCAGTGCGGGTTCTTCCTCGATTTCGTCGGTGGGCGCGATGATCGCGTCGACCTGCGCAGACGTGAGTATCGGGATCGCGGCTTCGATCGCTGCGCGCGCGCTATCCGGACTGATCTCGCCGTTGCCGACCGCTTCCAGAATGCCCTGAATCGCGATCAGCTGACGACCCGTAGGATCGGCCTGCCACTGGCCTACTTTGTCGATCGGAACGTTCTGCGACTGCACAAGCAGCACGCCAGCGTTGCCACCTTTCGGGGGAAGGTTCTCCAAACCGCGGCAATAGTCTCGATCGAAGATTCCGGCGCGCGTCATCGTGTCGTAAAACTTTGAGCGCGACTCCGAATCGGTGCGCAGCAGTCCTTCGACGATGAATTCGACGGTCAAAACCTTTCGCTCTAGCGGCTGCATCAGGTTTAATTTCACCGAAGTTTCGGCTTTCTTGAGCCACGAACGCAGCGAATATTTCAGGAACGCCAAGTCCTGTTGCTCAAGTCCCGTTCCCCAATTCGACGTTTTGTCGCCGTGACCAACCAGCGTCGGCGGAACGCGGAACCATCGGCAGATTTCTTCGACGTTGAACGAACGCGTCGCCAACATCTGCGCATCTTCAGGACTCATCGTCAGCGGTGCGTACTTCGCGCCACCTTCCAATGTGAAGACGCCGCCCAGATTGCGAGAGCCGCGGAATCGATCAAGCGATTCGCGCATCGAGTCGCGCTGTTCTTCGTTGAGCCAAACGCCGTCCGGCATCGTCACGAAACCGGACGCCATCATTCCGGCTTCGAAGAAACGCGCGCTCGCTTGGTCAGCGGCCATCGCGCCGAGGAACATCCTGCCGCCGTACGCGATCGGCGACATATCGTCTCGGCCGCCGAGGGTGAACGCCGGCATGCGCCAGATATTTTGCGTCGGGATGATGCGCTGCCGGCCGTTCAGAGGGTCAGTGTAGCGATAGATTCGCTCGCCGTTGAGATACGTCCACGTCAATCCGGGTGCGAACAGCGGCGAAAGGCTGACGAGTTTTGTGCCGATATAGTCCTTTTCCGTGTACGCCGCGCCGCGAAGCAGCATCCACGCAAAGAGAATTTGCCAAAATTCGACCGACGTCATGTCCGGATTCGGTTGATCGCCGAGCAGCGTCGACAGTGGGTGATCCGTGTCGAGAACGCGTACACCGTCCGTCTGATTTCGGAATAATTTGCACGGCAGCGTAGACATCACTTCGGCAAGCAATCGCACGCACGCCCAAACCGTCGACGACTGCAGCACCATGCGATCATTCGGAACGTAGCTGTTCCATCCTTCGCGATTCCACGCAAACCCGTCGCCCGCGACGCTCGGCAGTCCGAAACGGTTCCAACTACGCGCAGGATCGGGGCAGTTCGGCGTGTTCGTAGGGACTTGGATATCTTTCCGATGAACGGGAGCGAGCCACTTTTCCCACGCCTGCATGCCTTCCGGATCTGTTAGAACTGCGCTCATGCTGAAACCACCGGATTCTTGAAGAAACCGGCCATATTGTCGGTCGGTTCTGTCGTGAGAAAGCGACCCATCGCCATGATCAGGCCGATAGGACCGTCGATATTGCAGTTGGGATCGCTCTCGCGTTCCTTCCGGGGATAGATGTTCTCTTTCGCGTCGACTCTTGCGGCCACGTTCCCCATCATCCAATTCATTACCGGATTGTCGTCGTGCCAGAGCGTCCGCGCGAGGATACGCGCTTCCACTTCTTTCATCGGGTCCGACATATTGCGAACCGTTTGATTGTAGTCGACGACCTTGATGGACCGCCCTGCCAGTCGCGTCATCAGGTAGTTAGCCTGCCAATCGTCGAAAATATATTCGGCTACGTCAAGGATTTTCGCTAATCCTTTGAGATGTTCTTCGATGAATGCGTAGTCGATCATCGATCCCGGCGTCAGAATCATCGCTCCGGCAGTCTCGAATTCGCGATATTTCGGGTTGTCTTCGGCGGCTGATTCCGGCGCGAAGAACGTCGGTATCGCCATGATTTCAGACGACGACATTTCGATCAGCGCGACGCTCGCTGCGATGCCTTTTTTGCTGGCCAGATCGTTCGCGATCCACGCGCGCCGCTTCTTGAAATCCTGAACCGTCACGCCTGGACGGCGTTGTCGCTGCCATGCAAGCACGTTCATCCACAATGCTTTCGCGCCGACCCACTGACAGAGATGCTTCGTACGATACGTGTTCTGTTTCGCCGCCGAGCGCTTCGCCGTCAGCAACTGCGCTTCGAGGTAATCGCGAAACACTGAAACGCCGAGATTCGGATTCGCTTTCTTGAGCGTGTCAGGATCGTCCCATCTGTCTTCGGCATCGGCTGAGAAGATGATGCAGAAAATGGATTCGTCGACGACCGTTCCTTCCAGAATCTTGATCATGTCCGAGCGCATTTCGTAGCACGGGCCACCAAGGTTCGTCCCCGCCGTCGTGATGATCGACAGCAGCGGTTGCTCGCGCGCGCCCATGCCGGTTTCCATCGCGTCGACCATGATGTCCGTTTCATGCTCGTGATATTCGTCAACCATCGCCGCGGAAGGACTCGCGCCGTCGCCCGGTTTGCCGATCATCGTTTCGAACTTCGACATATCGTCGGTTCGATACATCGGGCCGGGGTTTTTCAGGTTGCCGCCTTGCTCGATTTCGTACCGTTCGCGCAATCGCTGCAGCGCTCGCACCATCAACCATGCCGGTTTGAAGATTTCGTGCGCCTGCTTTTCCGTCGTCGCGCCCGCGTAAACCTCAGCGCCGTGTTCGTTATCCGCAACAAACAGGAAGATCGCGCGCGCGGCGAGTCGAATCGACTTGCCGTTTTTACGGGCGATCTCTTCGTAAGCGCGACGGAATCGACGGTGACCCGATTCGCGATGGACCCATCCGAAGATGTTGCATTCGATGAAGCATTGCCAGTCTTCGAAGTGCAGGGTTTCGTTCTTCGCCGCCCAGCGTCCTTTCGTGTGCGGCATCAACTGCATGAATTCGCACGCGCGTTCGGCGTGCGCTTCGTCGAAGATGAACGGAAAAGAATCGGTCCCGGCGCGAGCAATATCCCGTTCGAATCGCTCGCACGCCAAGCGCGCAAAACGGCCGGCGACGATTTTCCCCTCGATTACATCCCGCGCGTAGGCTCGCGCACGCTCAGAACTTGTCGAAGGCATTTGCGCCCGCCGGCGGTTCGTTCGTGCCAAGGCTGCGGCGGTCGGATGGCGAGAGGCCGAAGCGCGCCAGGATGCTGATGGTCGCGTTTACGACGGCGATCGGGACACCGTTCTCACCGCCGATCCCGTATTTACGACGAGCCGAAACCAGTTCGCACGCGATCGTGAGCATTTCGCGATCGGCTCCTGTGAGAACGCCCTTCGGCGATGCCAAGACCGTATCCGCCCAGAACTTCGCGGCAACCTCGTCTTTCTGAATGTGATCCGGGGGTTCGCCCAGCGGCTGTTCGGATTTCGGGACGTTCGTCGGGATTCTGGACGGGTTTGCTTTGTCCGCTCCCTTCAATCGCGCGAGTTCTGCTGGGTCTGCGTGTCTGGCCATGGGGTCAAAATACAAGGGATTCCCGAAAACAGCAATTTCGTTGGAACGAAAATTCTGGTGCGCACCGGATTACAGGCCGCGCCGCCTCGACTTTCGCTGGCCCCCCGTGGCCTATATTTTTTGACTCTCCCGCTGTTTTGCACGATGGCACTCCGCCGCCGATTTCTTTTCGTGGCAGGGGACGCAAAGCGATTGTTTGTTCTGATCGCTTTCGTTTCCGCCTTCGCTTAAGGGTTTGATGTGATCGACTTGAAGGTGAGCAGTGACCTTGCCGCATTGCTGACAAGTCCATTGATCTCTTCGTTTGATTCGATCGTTGATGCGCTGAAGCGTGCGACCAGTGATGCGTGCTGGTGACGATGCGTCTTTGTGCCACGGCTTACGTGGCCTTGGGTTGTGCTGTTCGGGTAGGTCAGGCATGCGACGACGATGCAGTCGGCTTTCTAATCGTCGATGTCGATGTCTATGGCGAACTTACCGGATGGGACTTCTTTGTCGAATTTAACCTTGAACGGCTCGAAATCTGCCCATCGAAACTTGAATCGCTCAGCGACTGGCAGACGGATCTGACGTATCTTCATGTTCGACGCTTGCAACGATTTCACCTGTTCCAGAATGAACGCTGTCTTGTCTTTGTAGTTCATCGTCGAGTTCTCGTGCGCAGTCACGAAGCAGTTGCGCTTTGATCAGTAGTTGTACGCCTTTGACTTGAATGCAGCGGCGATTGTATGACGTCGCCGCCGATTCGAGTTCGTTGGCTTTGAGTCGCCAACGTGCGGATAACGCGTTCGTATCAGCCGGCTTGCTGCAGATAACCGGCAAGCGCTGGACTTGGAACCGTCCTGCCAGCGTTCTGATCGATCACACCAAGTGCATGAACGATACCGCTTTGGATACCGCGTTCGCCGTCAGATTGAGCGGCGTTCGTTCCAGGTCGCGGAGGAAAACCGTAAGCCGCGTCGACAGACTCTACGTTCTGATGCTGAACCTTCAGGTCCGCCAAGAGTTGATCGCGGGTTAACGAAGACCATGAATTATTCTGTGCAGGAAACGGAAGCGCTTTGATCGTTGGATTACCCATTGCCGTAGTTCCTTTCGTTTGGGAAGTTGCCGATCGCAGCGAGTCGCATCTGCGATCGGCTATTCCGATGGTATCAGGAACCTGTCGCGCCGCTAGCACCCGATGCGCCGGTCGCACCAGTCGCACCTTGCGCGCCGGTAACGCCGTTCTGCAGCGATGTCGCGGCTGTGTCGATCGCGCTGGTGTTGTTCAGAATCTTCTGCGCCAACGCTTCGATCGAATTGTCGTCGTCGCCGCCGTCCAGAATCTGCTGCGCGAGCGATGCGATTTCAGCGTTCGAATTCGAAACCTGTGTTGCGAGATTCGCGATGGATTTTTCTTGGGCCGCTTCGGCGGCTGTCAGATCGTCTTGCCCTTTCATGATGTTTTTCTCCAATTTGCCGATGCGGCGGGTTTCGCGAGAAAGCTCGCGGACTTGTGAACGCAGTTCCGAAACCTCGTTGATCAAACGCAGCAACGCGGCTTCGGTTCCATGATCTTTCACGAGTCTTGTACTTTCGTATGCTGCGAAGTAGCGAAGTCCACAGCGGCCTGATGCTCTTCAGCCGTAGGATCGCGATTCGCGTTGACGATCGTTTGGCAGAACGTCTGCCATTGCGCAATAAGCGCTTTGTCTTCAGCCGTGTCAGCCGTGAGATTCATCACGCCATTACCCACCATCGCGACCAAACCGCCGATTGCGGGATTTGCCGTGCCGAGCGCGCCGAGCGCGATCTGAAACCATGCTTGCCAGTTCATTGCTTGCCTCCGTTTGCGGACGTATTGACGTTCTGCAGCGCCGTTAGCGCACTTGCGGCTGTCGTCTGAGCTACAGGATCGTTTGCGGCGGCGTCAGCAGCGACAGCGGCGTTGTATGCCACGAGATCAGCAGCTTTGATGCGCGCTTCGATGTCGGCTGTTTTGCACGGAACGGCTGTCAGCGGTTTGGTGCAAACAGGCAGCGCGAGATATTGCGCAGCTACGTGCGCGGCCAGACCGTAAGCGACAAGCGCTTCGACGCCGGCCGTTTTCTCGGTGTTAGGCTTGGGAAGTGTCGTTGTGCCGCATCCGCTGAAACCCAGCGTTGCGACGAAACAGATTGCGAATGCCACTGCAAAAAATAGGTTGCGGATTTTCATTTCGTTTTTTCCTTCGCAGTTACGGAAGCCGTTTGGCCGGGATCGAGTTTGACGTCCGCTTTCGGTTCCGGGGAAATGATCGCTTGAGCCTTCGAAACCGTATCGGTGAGCGTGCCGATATTATCGTCTTTCTTGCGACTTGCAACGCTTCCGCCGATGAAAAATGCGACGACGGCGATAAACAAATTGTTAACGACGGCCTTTTGATTCGCGTCGTCGGTCGCAGGCTGCAAACCGAAGTACGGGCCAATCGTGACGATCAGAAACATCGCAGTCAGCGCAATGATGACGAATGCGCCAACGGTATCGAGCCACGCAGGACGCGAATCAGCAGCTGCCAATGGCGTCAGGCCCACTTGGGAAACGGCTGCAGGAACTGCATCGAACGATTGATCCATCCCACGAGAAACCGGATTTCTTCCGGGTGTGAAACGACAATCTTTCCATAAAACTGAACGCGCTGGGCAAGGATATTGCCGAAGACTTGCGACCAATCGGTGACCGTCGCTATTTGCGCAATCGTTTTTGGACCGATATCGCCGTCGACAGACGCTTCAGGAATGCCGATCGCGCGCTGCAGCCATCGCGTCGCGTTAAGCGCGCCGTTGTTCGTGCAGGCGTCTGCGATCAGCAGGAACGTGTTCTTATCGGGTATCGCGCCAATTCCCCATTCACTGATCAGCGTTCTGTACGCCTCGCGCGCTTGATCAATCGTTAGATTCCGGACGTCGCCATCGCCAAGCTGATCAGAGGTCGCTTGTGTAATTCCGAAATTCGTCGCGCCGCCGGGATCTTTCGGATCGTCGACGAACGCGCCTTCGTCGTCCAGGATCCGATCGATCGCGGTTTCGATGATGGATTGCGCGATCACGTCAGTTCGTGGGAATGTTTTTGAAGTGTGCGATCAAGTTCACCAATGCTCTTCGAAAGAATGGCGCTTTCCCAGGCGGCAGTTCGCTCGCCCATTTTAGTTCCCCGTTCGTCGCCTCGAAGGTCGCTTCTAGCAAGGTCTGCACCAGCGCGGAAGTCATCAATGTGTCTTGTCGATAACCCGCGTGGAAGGCCAAAAGGCGTTGCAAAGCTTCCGCTAATTCGTGGCTCAACTGTAGCCGGTGGCCAGCTTTCTGGGCTGCGTTCTCTGAGGTTGTCCCGATATGTAGCCATCGCTCGATCACATCTTGAGCTTGTTCTGCTGGTGTCATTCGGAAGCCCCATCTTATCGCTCCTGTCCTTGAATATTGAAGAAAATCTGCGGCGTGATCACGTTCTATCTGTCTCAACAATTATTGGGAAAAAGTTGCGATTCGATTTAAGCGGATCGGATTCTCACGAACGCGATTTCTTGGATGCCGCCATTTGTGTGACTTCTACCGCCGCAGATTGAACGCTGCGATTAAAGACCGTTGAAAATCACTTGTCAAACTTCGGCAAGTTATCGGTCGCGTACACGGCTACCGCGAGCGCTGACCACGCATGCGATCTGACGCCATAGGTTGGTCCCGGTTCTTTCTTCGTGCCTTGCTCGCCGACGATATCAAGCAGGCGTTGACGAATGTTGCCGTCCTTCGCTTTGGACGTTCCGCACAGATGAATTTTGATGTCCTTGCGATAGCAGAGCATGAACGGGTTTATAGCGCCCCATGCCTCCTGCAATCGGCCAATCCAGCGAACGGTTTCGAAGACATCGGCGCCGACTGGCATTCCGTACGACGCGACCATTTCTATCGCGAGGAAATAGCCCTGCGCCCACAAGACGCTGTTTCGAATATCGGCTAAAAGAATCTCGTTTTGCACGATATCTGCTTTTTCCACGGTTCTCTTTTCCGGGTCGTATAAAACGAGGCCGCTTTCCCGTGTTCCCGGATCGATCGCGAATACTTTCACTATTTTATTTCCCTTGCCAGTTCGTCGACGCGTTGCAGCGTCAGGTTGAGCGCGTCGTTCTCGTCGCGTTTGTAAATGCGCATGAGCGTCTTGTCACCGTGCCAGCCCATCGGGCCTTGATGGCAGTCGTAGCAGGTTCCGATCGTTGTCCAGTGATTTCCCTGTTTCGTGTGATGCGCGTAGCCGCCCGCGCCGTCGCACCAGCCGCATGCGACGCACTTTACGAGCGCCATGTGCGCGGATTCGTCGCGCGTGATGGCTCGGGCGTTTTTCGTTCTCACTTTGGCGATGTCCATTGAACGCCGCGTTCGTCGCCGAAGAACTGCGCGAATTCGGTCATTTCGTGAAAAATCTTTTTCCCCATGCGCTTTGTTGAACCGCCGAGCATGACGTGTCCACCGTTGATGCCGCGCGCGACGCGTAATTCTTTGTGGATTGCCGCCCAGAAAATGAGTTTCCATTCTGCCGGATCCAGCCATTCCATTCGCCCGTCAACTTGCCATTGAACTTGCGCGGCGATGTCGTTCACCTTGCACCAGAACACGGAGTTTTGATCCAGTGTTCGGATTTCTTCAGCCTCTTCGACGGTGACGCGAACGCGCTTGCCGTGCTGGAGTAATCCTTCGGCGAATGCCCACGCGTCTTTCATTCGCGATCGAGCGTTTTCTACGGCGAGGATAAAGATGCTCACGGGAACAGCCTCACTTGTCGCTGCGCGTCTTCGATGCGACGGCACGCGATGTCGAATCGGTCGGCATCCGTCTCAATCCCAACGAACAAACGGCCCTGCTCCACCGCTGCGACGCCGGTTGTGCCGCTGCCCATAAACGGATCTAGAATCGACTGACCGTAGTTCGTGAAGTCGGATACGAAGGCGCGCAGGAGCGACAACGGTTTCTGCTTTGAAACTTCGGCGCTATCGACAACAGGAAATGTCCAGACGCCACTTCCACCGCCACGATTCCATGCTTTTTTGACGGTTCCGGAATGCAGGATAAGCACTGTTTCAAACCCCTGCCCCGGACGGTCTGCGCTTATCTGCGGCATCGGGTTTGGCTTCACCCATGCACCAAGGCGGACAAACTCAGGCAGATCGAAGGCAAGTCGCGCGTGCCTGTAGTCGCAAGTGGCGACGCACCAGCCGCGAGCAACGGTAAGCCATTGCTGCATGCAAGCGGCGAAGTCCTCATCGCTCAGCGCGGCGAACGTTACAAGCGCCGTGCCGTGTCCCTTTCCTTTATTGGTCTTCGCCATTTTGTGCGTGCGGTCGGCGTAAGGCGGATCGGTGATGACCGCATCCACCTTGCCGAGCGTCGGCAGGATGTCGAGACAGTCGCCGAGGTATAGCGTGGCGTTGCCGATAATGGTGGGTGTCATCATCACGTTTAATCCACTTCCGTCGTATGCGTATTCAGCTTGCTTCGACGCCCTAAACCGCGCGGGCGCGACGCTGGCTCGTCTTCGGTCGGTTCTGCGCCTTCCCAATCGTCGAGTCGCATTTCGTGATAGCTATTCTGCATCGTGTAGACCGCGCCGGATTCAGCTTCCCGAGCTTTGCCGACGATCAGTTCGATGACGTCGCGTTTTCCGTGCGGCTTGTTCAGAAAAAGAATCGTGTCTCCGACTTCCTCAAGTGCGCCGGATCCGCGAAGTTCTTTCATCGTTGGCCGGCGCGATTCGTCGTCTGGGCGCTTCAGCTGCAGCAGCAGAATGACGGGTATTCCGAGATCCTTCGCCAGCTTTTTCAGCTTGCGGCATTCGTCGCCCATCTCGTCGACGCGCGCGGAGCCGTTCTGCTGAAACTTCATTTCGTGAAAGTGATCGATAACGATCAACGAAAGCGGTTCGCGCATGTGCTGCCGCGTGGCGCGCGCGACGATCTGATCTGCAGTCAGTCTCGCCGTGTCGTCGATCGTGAGTTTCGATTGCGATATGCGCGCGATCGTCCCTGTGACGGATGGCCAGAACGCTTCCGGCATCTGTGCGGGATTGCGCAAGTCCCTGTGCTGAATTTTGCCGTAGCACGAAACGATTCGGCCGATGATCTGACGCTTCGCCATTTCGAGCGAGAAGAACGCTGTCGCCTTTTCGAGAATCAGTGCGTTGAACGCCGCGGCCTGCACGCCAGCAAGCGTCTTGCCCGCGTTGGGACGTCCGGCGATGAAATAGAGTTCAGGCTGCCATCCGAACAGCAGTTCGTTGAGACATTTCCACGGCGTTTGCAGACCCGTCAATTCGGCGTGGAGTTCGTAGCGTTCGTGCATCAGGGCAAGGAATTCCTGCGCGGCTATCGAGGCTTTTGCTAAGCCGCCAGCGCGCACGTCGCCGACCATCGCGCCGATCCGCGATGCAGCGGTTGAAGCGATGGCCGATGATTCCCGGTTTTCGAACGCTTCGCCCGTAAGCGACGTTCCGAGATCGATCAGCTGGCGCAGTCGCGATTTCTCTTTCACGATCTCTGCGTACGCGACGATGTTAGCCGCGCTCGGCGTCGTGTCGGATAACTTCAAGATGTACGACGAGCCGCCCGCAAGTTCAGCGAGTCCATTCGTTTCAAACCAGACGCCCATCGTAACCGGATCGCAGGGCTGACTCTGTGTGGCTAGTTCGGTGATCGCTCGGAAGATCAGGCGATGGCCTTTTCGGTAGAAATCCTCTTCTGAAATCCAGTCGGCGATTTTGATTCGAGCATCCGGGTCGAGCATCAAAGCGCCCAGCACGGATTGCTCGGCGTCGATCGAATGCGGAGGCGTCCGCAGAACGTCAATTCTCGGTGGCATCAGAGACCTTTTTCCCTCGCGATCTTCGCTTGCTGTCCCTGCAAAGTGAGAAAAAATTCCTTCGTCTGCCTGTTCATAGCCCAGTATTTACACCAGCATTGCTCGAGCGATTTCCGGAAGTGCGTTCCCCAATCTGCGTAAAGCTTTTTCGAGTTCGCGTACTCGCTTTCGAACCAATCCCAAGCGAGTTCGACGAATGGCTGCGGAAGTCCGATCGCTTGCGCATAGCGCAATGCATGATGATTCGCGGGTATCGCGTCTGCGTCGCCGTGAGATTCGCGCCATTGTGTGAACGTTATTTTCCCGCGACGTTTCTTCGCCTTCAGATCCTGCGCGGCCAGAAGCGGGATTGGCTGGCCGCAATGCTCGCATATCTTCATTTTGCTGCCCGTATTTTCTGGCATATTCTGCATACCCGATTCCCAGTTTTTCTATCGGGCCTAAGGTAGCTTCGCAATAGCTTGTTCGCGTGTTTTGCTGGCGAGCCAGATACACGCTGTTCCTGCGGGTGTCGCTGGAACGAACCAAGTTTGTTTAGACATTTCCTTCTCCAGCCAGCAGCGCGCGGACATGGTCCTTACCGTTTTCGAATCCCAAAAGGTAGGCCGCTAAATAGTTCACTGATTCGTGACTCGACGCCAGCTTCAGCGCGGGCTGCGGTCGTCCGTTTGTGCCGATCCAGTACGTCTGACGGTGCTGCTTTCGCGAACCGACTTCGCCGACAAATTCGCCTTTGATGAATCCCGCGGAAACCATCTCGCGCAGGACTCGGTGAAAGTCCGTGCGGTGCGTGATCGGCACTTCCATCCGATTCGCCAGCGCGGTTCCGCCGGTTGCGCCGTTCTGCCGAAGCGAACAAAGGATCGCGTCTTTCAGTTTTGCGCGCGCTTCCGCCCTATATTTACCTGAAGACTTATCCGGTGATTTTCTCGCTTTCGTTTCCACGTCCTTAACTCCTGCCGTTGTTGGGTCGAAACTGTCCATATGTTTGAGCCAGCGTTTCACCTTTTCGGCAATCGCAGGGATGTCGTCTTCGCGCCAGTACGTCGCGTGCGACGATTCGATCAGAGGAATGGCGCCTAAACGTTTCAGGTTCACGACGCTGGCCCCAGGTAGCCCGATCTTGTAACCGATCGCCGATGTCGAAATCGCGCGTTCGCCGTTTACAATTTTGTTGTCCATTGTCCTATCCACTTTTGTAAGGCCTAAAAGTCTTTTGCTTCTGGTGAACCGCTCTTATCCCCGAAGGGAAAGAAAACCAGAAGACCGATTCCGCTTGCGGAATTGGCGCCACGTTCCCCCCTACCCCCATCCGTGGAAGTAGCAGAAAACGCGACTTGTCGCGCCACGCTCAGGCGAGGTTTGCGCCTCTACGGTCAAAACTCTGACCGTCCCCGGCTCGCCCTGAACGTTAGTCCCGCGAGCGCACGCTACCGGCATTCTGCTGCGTGCAGAATCGGGGGAGACGTGCATTCTGGGGAACGGTTGCGGTATATTGCGAATCGTTCGGAGCGAGCCTGCACGCTTCTCCGATATAAACCCCGCCTTTGCGTCGCAGCTAGGCGGGGTTTTCTTTTTCATCTTGCTACTGGTGAACCTTTTTTGCAATACATTCGCGCCGACGTTGTTGCGCGCGCCGGGACGTGATCCTGCGCACTCATGCCGCGCGCAGTCCCTTCGCAAGCTCAAGCCGCGCAACCATCGCCGGCGTGCGCGCATTGATCAGGCACGTCATATGGTCGTACCAATACCGTTTGAGCGACGGCGTTGACTGCGCGCTGCAGAGCGCTTGCGCGTCGGCAATGGCGGTTTCGCGTTCTTCATCGGTGAGGCTATACATGGCCGCTCCTTTGCTGCCAGGGTTATTAGGGCTTGTCCCGTCTTCCACGAGACTGAAGCCTTGCCGTTCAATATGTTTCCGATTGTGGGTGGGGAAACATCGCATGCAGCGGCTATCGCTGCCTGGGACATTCCCGACCGTTTCAATTTCTGGATCGCTTTCCTCGGGTTCATAGGGTCGCAGCATAAAGAATATTTTTCACCTGTCAAGTTTTACAGGTTGCATTTGCCGAAAATATATTTTATTGTTCGCGTCGTCCACAATTCACGGCAAGGTGAAAAAGTGCATCCGATCCTTCAAGAGAAGACGATCGCTCAGCCGCGCAGATACCGGCTTTTGTGCATCGACCAAACCATCGCTTATCGCGGCTGGGTTCCGGACAGCGTCCCGGCCAGCATGCAAGTGTTCGACTTTTGGGCTGTGTCAGACGACGCAGGTCCGCAGGGTGAGATCGGCCGCCAGGCTGTGTACGTAACAACGGCATGGGTGCAACTTGGCCGGCCGATTTCTTACAAGGCCAATTCGCTTTTCATTTACGACGACGAGGTGGCGAAAGATTGCCAGCTGAGCGCAGCCATGCTGCCGAGCGAAGTCGCAGCCACTTTCACGCGCGCGATGTCCGAAAGGAAATTCAGGCCGTGAAGACTATCTATCCCTTCGGTGACGCACGCCCCGCGTTCGTCATCGCCCTTGTCTTCGCGGTCGGGCTTCTCTTCGCATCGGTCGCGCCGGAAATCATCCACACACTTTGGGGGCAACAATGAAACTGAAACTTTGCAGCGTTCTTTTCCTCGCGGCCTTGACAGGTTGCACCGCGGGTCCGGGCTATCGGCCCATCGTCGACAACGGCACGCCGAAGGGCGATTACAACGTGGATTCGGACGAATGTCGCGCGGTCGCGAATAACGTTCAAATCACGGATTCGGCAGGTACTGGTGCCGTTGCGGGCGCGCTGTTCGGCGCATTGCTCGGCGCGGCTGTCGGCTTGCGTGGAAACAATCTCGCTCAGGTCGCGGCAGCTGGCGGCGTGTCCGGTGCCGCGCACGGTCTGGTTTACGGGTCGGCTCAGTGGACGCAGGTTTTCAACAACTGCCTTCGCGGCCGCGGATACAACGTTCTCAACTGACAGGTGATCCCATGAAAAATGCTGATCGCGTACGGGCCGCGCAGAGTCCGCAAGATACGAGTTCACCCCAGGCGAAGGAAATGCGCTTCGTCTGCGCGATGATGGCAATGCACGCACGACTCGGCTGCGGCGGCGTCGTCTCAACGGATTTGCTTGTCGCGATGTCCTTTGAAATTGCCGACGCGATGATCGCGAAGGCGGCTCTGTGACCATCGAATCCGAAGTTCGCACGTTCTGCGACACCCTTCCACTATCTGATATCCACAAGGGAATCGCTGTACAGGAAGCGTTGCGCGCCGGTGAGGCCGAATTTGGCAAGTCATGCGCGCTGCGCATCGCGGCGAAACTCCAAACGATCCGGGAGCGTTTCAAACCCCATTTTGATCGCGAAGGGGTTTGCTGAATGTGCTGGGCGCTTGTTCGTGTCATCCACAAAGACGGTGGAAAAACGATCGTCGAGGCTCAGGACGAGGCCGACGAGGTTCGCATCGTCAGCGAAAAACAATCGTTCCCTGAAACGGCGAAGGTGGAAATCTTCCGTCTCACTTCCAAACTACGCCGCGTCGAGACGTGGCAAACCGACTGAAGGAAAAACAAATGCCCGAAGAGACCAAGAATTTACCGGCGCGCTTCGACGTTGGCGCCGCGATAGCGACCTTCACGCAGACGGAGGCCGATCTCACTGCGCTGGCCGCGAAACACATATCCGAAGTCTTCGATGTATCGACGACGAAGGGAATGGTCGTGGCGAAGGAAGTTCGCAAAACCTTTCGCGAATTGCGTCTGTCGATCGAGGACACACGCAAGACCGCGAAAGCCGATGCGCTGGCGTTCGGCAAGAAACTCGACGACCACGCTCGCAAGCTGCAATCGATCATCGCCGACGCCGAGAAGAACGCTGACGATCAGATCAAGGCCGAAGAAAACCGCAAGGCTGAGGAACGCGCCGCGTCTGAAAAGCTCGAACAGGAAGCCATCGCGCGCGAGAACGCGCTGCTTGACGCTATCCGCGATACGCCGGTCGACCTGATCGGCAAGGACTCCGCCACGATTCAGGCGGCGATCGCACGCCTCGACGCGATGACGCTGGACGAACTGACGGGCGCGGCGCGCGAGCGCGGCGTGATGCTCAAGGCCGCAGCCATCGCGAAGTCGCAATCGATCCTGGACGGTGTCAAGTCGGCTGAAGCGCTGAAAGCTGCCCAGGCCGAGCAGGACGCCGCCAGAGCGCGCGACGAGGAAGCGGCTAGGGTTGCCAAGGCTGAGGCTGAGAAAGCAGCGCAGGCGAAGGCGGAGGCTGACCGCAAGGCAGCTCAGGAAAAGGCGGACCAAGAACGCCGCGACCGGCAGGCGCAGGAAGATGCGGATCGTGCAGAACGCCAGAAACGTGAAGATGCCGAGCGCGCCGCACGTCAGAAAGCGACCGACACGGAAGCTGCCTTGCTGAAAGCACAGCGTGAAGAATTGGCTGCGGAGCAGAAGAAACTCGACGACGCGCGGCTCAAGGCCGAGTCGGACGAGCGCGAGCGCGCGCGCAAGGAAACCGAGGCGAAGGAACTGGCGCGCGTTCAGGGGCTGATTGATGGCGCGCCACCGCTGCGCCAGGCGGCGATCAATGCGCTGACGTTGCTGACGACTTCCGGTTTTGCCGCGCGTGACGAGGCGATCCAGCTGAAGGCGGCGATCGAGGCCGATGCGAAACCAAAGGGTAAAAAATCATGAACGACAAAACTGAACTTGCCACGACCGGCGCGGCGCATTTCGATCGCATGATCGAAAAGCTCGCTGCGCAGAAAGTCGACTTCGCGCAGATCGAGAAGATGTACGAACTGCGCGAGCGTTTCCAGCGCGAAGAAGCGCGCAAGGCGTTCGAAATGGCGATGGCCGATTTCAAAGCCGAACCCATCGTGGTCGAGAAACGTCGGCGCGTTGATTACAAGACCAAGGCCGGCGGACACGTGAAATACGACTATGCGGAACTGGCGGACTTTACCGAAGTCGTCGGGCCGATCATGTCGAAGTACGGTCTGTCGTTTCGATGGACGTCAGAACAGACGGGATCGCTGGTGACGGTGACGTGCATCGTCACGCACGCGCAGGGGCATTCGATCAGCGTGACGAACTTCGGGCCGCTGGACGACAGCGGGATGAAGAATCAGATTCAGCAGCTGGGATCGACGCTTTCCTTCCTTCAGCGGTACACGCTCACACAAGCCGCTGGCGTGGCAGCGCGCGGAATCGATGACGATGGTCGCGGCGGTCCGGACGTTGACGACGTGGATCCACAGCAGGAAGCGATCGACGACATTTATTCGAAGATCGGCCTGTCCCTGACGCTCGGCGAACTGCAAGCGCTTAAGCCCGACATCCTCGCGATCAAGAATGCGGATCGCCGTCGCGAATTGATGGGCGGCTATAACGGCAAGCTGCACGAGTTCACCGGACAGAAATCAGCGGAGACGCCAGAATGATCGCGGTCGGGTTCGTTCTCTTCATCCTCGCGGTGTTCCGCGTGTGGCTGTCGATCCCGCCGCACGCGGTGCACTTCGGTTCGCGCAGCGCAAGGTTGACGTATGGGTTCATGTTGCTCGCCGGCGCGGCTCTCATGCTCGCCGGCGTTGCGGTGTGGCTGTATCGGGTGCTGCCCTAGTGGACGCAGAACTGCGCGCAAAACGTTTGGGCAAACTCGGCGCGAGTGAAGCGCCGATCATCATGGGCGGCGTGAATACCGACTCGCTCGAATACCTCGTCAAGCGCAAAGCGTTCGAACGCGTCTTCGGCGATCCGGACGAAGACGGCTTTACATCTGCCGCTATGGATCGGGGGCAGCAAGTAGAGGAATCCGCGTTAGATTGGTATTCGTTCACGTTCGACGTTCCGCTGGAGCGCCAGTTCCACGTGGAACATCCGACGATCCCGAACGTATCGGCCACGCCTGACGGATTCACCGGATCGCGCTGCGTCGAAGGGAAGTCTCCGCTGATTCAAGCGTGGATGCACACGGCGAAAACTGGCGAGATTCCTTCGCAGTATCGATGGCAATGCGCGTGGCAAGCATGGTGCGCGGAAGTCGCGCAGACGGACTACGTTTCGTTTCATCCGCTCGCCGAGCGGCGCACGCGCTGCATCCCGTACATTCTCACGCGCGACGATATTGAAGCGATGCGTGCGCGGGTTATTTTGGTGGAGACTCGCATCAGGGTTTGGATGCGTATTTTGGAGAACTGAAAATGCGACATTCATCGTGAGTTTGCTGGATAGATGGCGTAGAGAAATACCGGGCGAAACTGATGCTGAATTCGACGCACGTCATGCTGCGTGGGAGCGGCGCGCTCAAATCGGGTATCCGCTGATTACGGGGCTACTGGCATTCGCTGCCCTTTGCCTAATCATTGGACTCATTTGCATGATTATCGGGCACTCCGTGAAATGAGGAATCAAATGCGCAAATTGAAATGGTGGCTTTTGGATCACGTGGACGAAATCAGTGTGGTTATGTTGATAATGTCGATCGTGGCCATGTGCCTTGCAGTTGCATCGATCACGTCAAGGGGAATCACATGCCCCTGATCGTTTTGCTTCTCACGCTAGGCGGCGCGGCGTCGACGCATCGGGTTTCCGCTTTCAGCTACGACGACCGCGCGCGCATGCTGCAATACACCGAAGCGGGCAAGCCGCAAACGCTCGCTGGCATCGGGCCTGCCGTGTTGAGCGGTTCGCTGCTGACGATTCGAACTGATCTCATCTTCAGGGATACCGGAAAATGAATACGTGCGGAAATTGTAAGTTTCGCGGCCCTCCTATTCACGAGGAAAGCTTCGGATCAATGTTCGCCGACGACGTGCCGCCCGGCTACTTCGGTTGCGAGCTGATAAAGCAGGCACCCAAATATCCTGACAATAGCGAAAGCGTCGCCGTCGGTGCGCCATGCGTTATTGATGGGTCCGGATACTTCGCCGCGATCTGCGTTCCTGAAGACTTCGGGTGCAATCGCTGGCAAGCGAAATAATTCCACTTCACGCCCGGCAAGGGGGCTAAATGACAATTCAAGCTTTTCCGTTGCAATGGCCGGTTGGTTGGCCGCGGCACAATGGCCCGCACAAAGACGCCGCATTTCGTACCGGCGCAGGTAAATACCGCTCATCGCATTCGCGAAGCCTGAGCGTTTCGGATGGCGTCGATCGCGTGCGCGTGGCGCTGCAGCGAATGAACGTTTCTGACTATAACCTCATCATCAGCACGAACGTTCCGCTTCGAATGGATGGGTTTCCGCGATCGAATCTGCCGGAACCGAGCGACAGCGGAGCGGCGGTTTACTGGAAGGATCGAAATAGCGACACGCGGCACTGTATGGCGATCGATCAGTATTTCCGCGTGGCTGACAATCTGGCCGCCATCGCGGCGACGCTGGAAGCTTTGCGTGCGGTCGAGCGCTACGGCGGCGCGAAGATAGTTGATCGTGCGTTCACTGGATTCACGGCGCTTCCGCCGGGTCGTTCGTGGCGCGAGTTCTTTGGATTCAAGGAAGGCCAACCCGTCACGCGCGACCAACTGGAACTTGCATACCGAACTGCGCGCAGTGCTGCGCATCCTGATAAAGGAGGATCGTCGGAAGCCTTCCAAGCTGTCGAGGCTGCATACGCTGAGGCACAGAAACGTCTTTTTTGATCCACACGGCAAAAGGAGAGTGAAGAGTGAACTTCGATTTACTACCGAAAGTGAAAGCCGTCGTCGTCAGCGCAGCCCCACGCGCGGCCGGCGAAGAGTCTGATCTTGTTATCTCGATTGGTCTGGACTGTACCGATGTCCCGATCGAAGGCGTCGCGGGTGCGTTGCGTTGCGATGTCGACGAGGCTAGAAACCTGTTCGACAAAGACGGCAACGGCTACTTGCCGAACCTGAAATATATCGCCGCGAAGGAAGGCTGGAAAAAGAAACACGACGTCAAGATCGGGACGACGAAGCGCGTTCGCGTCATGTCCGTGACCGGGATCAAGATCACGCCGCGCGCGAACTTCCTGTCGGACATGCATCTTGTCGTCACTGTCGAAGCTCCGCCTGCAGGGTATGTCGAAGAGGTCGTCGACAAGCTGCAAAACTCGGCGTGGATCGAACTGCGTCAGGTCGAAGCGGAACTGGCGCTTGAAGGCGGCGGAAATGACGATTCGGCCGAAACGCAGGAAGAAATGGATCTGCCGAAAAAACCACGCGGCAGGCCGAAGAAAGACGCGACGGATTGATATTGGTTCACAACACGACCCGCGCCGGTTGCTGATTGCTGGCGCGGGTTTTTTATTGCCTCAGATCGACTGACGCCAGTTCGTTTGCCACGACCACTTCGGCGGCTGATCCATCGTTATCGTTCCGCCGGAGTTTTGAATCCGCGCGAGCATCCAATTCTCTTGCATGAATTCCTGATCGATCCGGCCATTGCCGACGTGCACCACGCCAGCGCCGCGGCCAGCGCTCGCGATGTCGCAGATCGCCATGCCGCGCGACGACGAGAATATTTCCTGCAGACGTCGCAGGCTGATGGCTCCGCCTTTGCCGTCCGAGAGTGTCGAATAGTTCGTGCTGTTGACGTCGGGCGTGCTGAACGGCCCCAGCGTCGCGGAGTTCGTTCGCGCGGGCTTGCGCATGGTGGCGAAGACCGAACCTGCGTCCTGCGTCGTGAGTGCCGTGGGATCAACCAGGGTGGCACTCGGTTGACGTGCGAGCATCGTCGGCAGGTAGAGCGCGTGCCCGACGATCAATTCGCCCGCCCCCCACGTCGCACTGGCCGCAATCGGTGCTTGCCCGTCGACGTTGTTGTGCAGTCGCAAACTTAGGTGATATTCGCCAGCGCCGAGCATCGGTAAATACCACACGCCAAGTTCGCCGTTCGGACCTTGTGTCAGATTCTGTGTCCCGAGCGATGTCGTTCCGCTGGAATCGGTGTAAAGCAGTTCCGTCAGCAGACCCTCCGGCAATCCTTGAACGTTGACAAGACCCACGCCGCCGATCCAGTCGTCCGAGGATTCGAATTTTAGGTCGACGTATGAACCCGTATTCTGCACAGCGCTATTCCACGTCGCCGATGCGATCAGCCCCGAATGAAAGTCGTTCAGCGCAGACGCGTCCGTGAGGAAGCCTGCACCGGAATGGTCGCTGATCAGAGTGACGTCGAGCGTGATATTGCCGTAGATGAAGAACATGGGAAAGCCTCAGATTCGAACGACGAGGTTAATCGAGTTGCGGAAGTAAAAGGGTTCGGTGACGACGATCGACGCGAAGGCTTGAATCTTTCGCAGCACGCGGCCGTCTTCATCGATGTCCACGTAATCGATGTAGACGATATCGCCATACAGCAGATCTGGGACTGCGCACGTCGTGTTGATGCCGAGTTCGTACGGGTCGTCGAACGTTGCGGTAAACGTCATTCGCTGGCGTTTCTGAGTGCTGACATCCGTGTTGCTGTAGCGACGCGGCGAGAACATCCCGACGACGCGATTCACTTCGGTTTGAGCATCGGCGAGTTCGTCGTACACCGTGTCGAAGATCGGCGCATTGACCGCGCCATCGAACTGAGAGAACGGAACGAAGTTCGATCTAGCCCAAAATTGCGAGGGTCTTTGAAAACGCGTCTTCGTGTCGAGCGAGACAAGCGCGGCGTCCGTGACGAAATCCGAATCCGAACTGTAGGGATTCTGGTTCGGGCGCGCGCCATACAGCGTGGTCAGCGAATCGGCGACGTCATCGGACAGGACCGGCCGCGACATATTGAACCGAGAGAAATCGCATTTAATCGTTCCCTGATTCGTCGGGTCGCGCGGATCAAGTTGCTTGCGAAATCGGATAATTCCCTGCGCATCCGTGACGACGACGGCGCCTTCCGACTTGATCGGCTTTGCGATGCAGTCCTGAATGATGTTCGGCGGATTGTCGAAACTGATCGCCCACGGCTTCAGCGATCCATCCGGGCGCGTGAACAGCGCATAGGCTTCGTCCGAATTGAAGATTGAAATATCTTCGCCTGCGTGGTCGACGATGATCTTGCGCACGTAATCGCCGAACGGCATCGGGGTCAGTTTCGGATCGACGAACTGCCCGATCAATTCGATGACGATATTCGACAGTTCGAGAGAGGTCGTTCCCTTCGCAACGTTGTCGGCATTGCCGGACGATGGAGCCACGATGAAATACAGCGTGCGCGCCGCGCCCTTCGGCACCGTGAATTCGAACGACATCTGCTGCGGCGTGAAACCGTTCGCCGTCAATGGCGTGAACTGGCCGGTAATGTAGTCGCTCGTAATGTTGCTCAGTGCGGTGGAAAGGATCAGACCGCCTTGCATGCCGCCGAGGAAATACGGCGCTTCCGATTGAACGTTGGCCAGCGCGAAGGAAACGCGATACGTCGATCCCGGCACCAGCTGATAGCTGTGATAGAACTGTTCGGAGAAGCTTCCGGCGTTCGGGTTCCAGACTTTCGCGGCAGCGAGATGAACGCCGTCTTTCGCGCCCAGATATCCGTACGGCGGATTCGTCAGCTTCAGGATGTTGTTGCTGCGCGTCCACGTCCAATTCGGCGGCACGGCCGGTGAGCCTGTCCACGTTCCCAGAAATGCGCCGTCGTCGTTCAGAACGTCGGCGATGCCCGGCAATGTGGCTTGTGTTCCGTAACTCGCGCCGTCGAATCTGACTTCGCCGGTCGGCGGACTCTGCAACTGCACTCCGCATCCGTTCAGTGCTGGAATGTACTGCGGCGGCGCGGCCAGTGGATCGAGCGGCGCGGCCATGTCCGAAACCTTGACGATGTTCGGGATCGGTTCGTCATGCAGCAAGTACAGCGAATGTTCGGCGTCGAGTAGCAGCCCTTTGCGATTTCGAAACGAACCGTACGTCAGCGGCACCATCACGCCAGCTGCGCCGGCATCGCGGAAGCCCGGAACGAAACGAACCGGGAGTGCCTTGTCCAGCCGCGTGATCGTGTCGCGGATCGGAATCGAGATAATGCGTTGGTCGTTCTCTGTGATCGCACCCAGAATCCCCGTGACAATCGTGAGCGAATCGCGCAGTTGCGTCCCTGTCGTCAACGCGCGGGCATCGGGAAGCTGAATGACGATCGGCGTGTCTTCCAAGTTGTAGCGCAGCAGGTCGTCCCAGTCGCCTTCCGCGTTGTAAATCTGAAGGGTTCCGTACGTCGCAGCCTGACCGCCATCGCTGTCGCCTTCGTACCACGCAGACGGCGCGCGGCGAATGCTGAATCCGGACGGGTCGAGAATGACGGGCTTGAACTGCACGTTAGCCGGCGCGTCGGTCGGACCCGTCGTCATACCCTCTTCGGCGAGCGCGAGGTACATCGTGGCGACGCCATCGGAGAGAGTCTGGATCCAGCCGGCCATCTGCACCGTTACGAACGCGCTCATTTGTAAACCCTGAAGTAGGGGTAATCGAGCAGACGATTTCCGCCGAAGTTATTTTCGATCTGAATATCTCCCGGCGCTGTTGACCCTAGCGAGATCGCTGGCAACCAGAATAATCCTGAAGGGATGTCGCATTGAAAAACCGGATTGCCGTCGACGAACCACGCAACGATCGGCGTCGATGCGGTCAGGTCCAGATACGTTCCGATGCAACGACGTTCCGCAATGGTTGGAATAGCGCCGGACGAATCGGAGGAAACCTGAACGCCGTTGTTGTCAGCGCGCGCATCCGCTGGCCGAAGACCGAACGAATACAGTTCGCTGCCGACGTATTTCTTCAGTGAACATTTTCCTTCGGCTGCGATTCCGATGCTCACCAGATTGAGCAATCCTGCTTGCGGCTGCGACTTACTCCAAATCCACGATTCGAACGCCGCTGTTCCAGCACCAAAAGCGAGTGTTCCGAAGATCGCGCGATTGAAATCGCAAACGTCCGTCGTGGTTGCGGTCACGTTGTCAGCTGCGAGATCAAGCAGCGGCCCCATCCGGTTAAGGTCTAGCGTGGATACGATCTTCGTCGGCATCAGAAGGTTGGAAATGGCCCGGCCGGCGGCACGAAGCCAGCCGGCGTGTAACCGCGATCGGTTCCGGTTGTGCCGCGGAAATCGTCCAGCTTTCCGGTGTAGAAATCGCCACTGTTGCCGTCGCCCGCGATATACCAGACGGCGAAATATTGAGCCGGTGCAGCGTGACTCGCGCCGAGAACGCCGTCGGCATAGATTTCGAAATTGCCGCGTGTTGGATCGTAGACGAGCGCGATATGGGTCTTCGTATTCGATGCGATTGCACCTGTCTGGATGACGAAGCCGTAGCCGTCGAACATGACGGTATTACTACGTTGAAATATACCGATCGATGTACTTGTCGCGGCGATTCCGGTATCCGATGCGCTTCCGGCCGTAGCGATGAAAAACTCGAAAACCCAAGGAACGGGCGAACCGCTCAGGTTGCCGATAACCACGCTACCTACCACCGCTGGCGTTGCTTGGCCAGTTCCCACGCCCACGAGCGAGCAAGGCCCGCACAAAGGCGCAGAATTCGACGTGGCTAGCGTTCCGGTGCAAGTCCAAACGACGGCAGTCTTTGCGTCGATAAGCGCTTGCGACCCGCTGGTTTCGTCGCAGGGCAAGCGCAGAACTACGTCTGACCAGAATGGATCAGCGTTGGAGTTCTGCACAACGATTTCTTGTCTTGAGAATGCCGTCGAGCCTGCGAAACTTCCGTCTTGCGGAGTCTGCGCCGTGTTGATATGGAACGTGCCCCCCCCACTCGCCATTGTTCCGGTGATTTCTCCCGTCGCGACATCAATCGATGCCCACGACGCGTCCGTATCCGAAGTAAGCTCACATCTGAAGCTTGTTGCGCCGCCGATGTTGTTGCGAAACGGTGTCCAGCTGAATTCCTCGAGTCCGACGAAATCGCCATTCGAATCGCCAGTCGGCATACCGGTCAGGTAAAACGCGCCGCCCGTCGGACCGCCTGAATCGCCGCCTCCGCCCGAACGCAGGCGATACAGCATGCCGCCAGCCGAATCAGAATGCCCGAAGACGGCGACAGTGCCGTCGTCGTTATACAGCTGGATTGATTGCGGGTTCGTGAGTTCGAAACCGTCGCCGTCCGAAGTGGTCAATTGCTGGTTGCTCAGCGATGCCGAGACGTGAACGCTGTTGCTATTGACCACCTGACCGAGCGCATCGCGGAACTGGAATTCGAATGCCACCGTCGCGAATGGTTCGCTCGCAAGAAACGTGACGCTGCCGTCGCTGGCATAAGTGAAAGTCAGTCCTTCCGGAATGATCGCGCCTACAGCGGGGCTAATCGCGTATGGTGCCAGGCCGCCGCCGATCGCCGGTTTAAGAACGATCTTCGCTTGCCCGACTATCAGGTCGACAGTCTGAAAAGAAATGTCTGGCTTGAGTTCGGAGTAAACGTGAATCGAACAAGCTGCATCGATGAAGTCGCCCGTCACGCTATCCGTTGCGCGTACGACGAAATTATAAGTTCCGCCGGCAGCAGCGCCGATTGCCCCGTCGTCGAGCAAG